TACTGCTGCTGCTGTGACATTCTGTAAGACAGAAGGGTCTAACCCTTGTGAGGCATCAGACACGCCTGTACGCTTAGACTGTACTGTGTCCAAGTATTGCAACATTGGAAAGGCTTGCGCTGCCACATTCTGAACTGTTAATTGCTGGACAGCGTTCATAGACTTAACACGAATAACACCACCTGCTGTAGATGTAAGCAGGTCATCTAAATTTGTCTGACCTTCAACAGCCAATACTCTGGCATTGTTGGTGAGATAAAGGTTATCCAACATCTGACGAGTGATAGTCGTTTTGATTAGCTGAATGTCTGTAGTTCTGTCGGCTAATGAGTTACCAAAGAACTTGTGCGGAATTGGAATAGGACAGATTGAGTGGAAAGGAACATAGTCCACTTCCTCAACCATTTCCTTACCCTTGGCATCCTCAAGAATCTCGTTAGAAGCGTAAAACACTTGAACCAGTGTAGCAATGCCTTTGCCATCTATATCAGTTTTGACATAGCACTCAAAGACTTCAATCTCTTGCATTGAGGGGTCATCAGTCTGTGTTTGGTAAGGTTGCTCACCTGCCGCATAACGAGCCACACGCTCTGGTGTGTACGCTAGTGCATCACCCATCTGCAAGCCTTCAATCTGCTTCTTGTTAAACCCCATAGCAACCAAGGTGCTACGAGTCAACATCTGCCTGTGGGCTACGAAAGGCGAATCAGCAATGGTTCTAGCCTTCTTGCTAATCAGGAATTCTTCTGGGGGTACGTTCTCAATCGTTACTTTGCCAGACTTTTTCTTTTGCTGGACAACTACATTGTGTGTAGAAGCCATCACAGGCATACCCATAGGGTCTATAACTGGCTGACCCATTGGGTCAATAATTGGGAACTCTGTCGTATCTTGCTCGACAATCTCCATAGTCTCATCACTCATCAGCATCGCTAACTCGTCATCAGACAAGTCAAAGTAACGCTCTTTTGTAATGTCTTCTTTATCCTCCCAATACGCTTTCAAAATTCCATTTTTCTGAAGCAAAGCGTCCTTAAACCAATCGTGCAAAATAGACACGCCTTCGTTATCACGGCTAAAAACCCAGTTGCAATACTGTGTCGCTTGTTTTGCGGATGCTTCGTCTTTCGGGCCTTGAGGCTCGAAAACTACAATATCATCTGAGCCTGTAAAGATACGGACTAGGGAAGGCAGCGCACCATCTATCGCTTCTGCCACTTCTCCAGTAACGATTTGAGACTTACCCTCAACCTCATTACCATAGGGCTGCCTGAGATACGCTTCAAGAGCCTGTTTACGTTGTTCAACAGTTTCACTTTCAATAAATCCAATAGCATCATCAATCTCTGCTTGTAGGATTGATTTCAGTTCGTTCTGTGCCATGTTTGTCCTTTGGAGGGCGACCCATTCGGGGTTTGTCCAATTGTAATGCTTTTACCACATTTTCCAACATTTCAAGACGTAATTCAAGTTCTTTTACTTTAGGTGCTAGATTTACCCCTTGCATTTGCACATACATCAGACAATCCATTTCGGTAATGAGTTAATAGGCTTAGACCACGTTGAATGTCCTTCATCCAATCCAAGGGCTAAGTAACGGAAAGAATCAGAGCCATGACTTGACCAATCATGCAATGGTCTTTCATAGAATATCTTACGCTTCTCATCGTAATCTCTGCGGTAGTTTCTCAGGCAGTTCAGTCCTGTTTGCACTTTAGGAACATTAAACCAGCACCTTGGAAGCAACCTTCTTACAGCTTGGATGCCATCATCTAGTCCCATTCTGGGACTAATCTTGACTTCTAAGCCAGCTTCCTCAAGCATCTCAAGTCGGCTCTTACCTGTCCCAAGTTCCCTGACTCTAACGTCATGGGGCAGAATATGCTCTGCTTTAGAGTAATCGTTATCCTTAATCCACTTAACGTAGTGGTCTAGTCCAACTCCGTGATTCTCGTAGTAGTCAATCAGACGCACCTCAGTACCTACTAACTGAGCCACCCAGATAGACGTAGAGTCACCCATTCCCAAGTCCCAAGCAGTAAATGTTCTGCTTAGTTCCTCTCTGGGAATCTCTTGCATATGCTTTTTTTCTTCTAACTCGTTGAGGATTTGACCAAAGTAAGAACCCTCTACAGCAGCGTCAAAGCTACACTCAAACTCTTGGCGGTACTTATCCTCACCCATCTCATTCTTAGCAGCCTTCAGTTCTGTGTCATCCACTACACCAGTTTCCGAGGCTTTAAACTCTAGCAAACCCCATCCATCCTCAGTTTTAGCCCTGTCTCGCAACTCTTTAAAGTGATTGTGTCCCTTTGGCGTACCAATAAAGAGACACCAGCCCTTCCTGTCGGCCAACGCAGGTCTTACTATGTCTGTCCATATCTTAGGGTTCTGGTCACCGATTTCGTCTAGGATAACCCCATCGAAATATTGACCTCGGAGTGTTTCTGGATTGTCTGAGCCAAACAACTGGATTCGCCTACCCCAGAAGTCCACCCTTAGTTCTGAAATATTGCTAGTGCCACCCAAAGGCTCTGCATACTTCACAAGGTAGTCCCATGCCACCCTCTTGGCTTGTCCGTATGTAGGGGCTATATAGGCGTATCTAGGGGCTTCCTTTTGGTTGAGCAAAGCATCCTTGATTAAGTGGTTAATCGCAGAGACTGTCTTACCCATGCGCCTATGAGCAACAACAACGCCAAAACGCTTACTGTCCATCAGTTCATGGATAGCAAGTTGTTGTTCTCTGGGTTTGTAGGCTATCTCGATTACTTCTGCCATTGGACGCTTATCTGAATGTCTTTACCTTCTTCTCCAGTTACTTGGAGTGGTAAGACCCTACCGATTAGTCCCATGAAAGCCTGTGGGTGTGTCTCTGCCTTCTCTACGAGATAAGCAACGCCACCTGCGCCCTCTAGTGCCTCCAGTATCATCTCTCTAAGAACAGCATTGCCCTTATCAAGACTTCCCTTCGGTCTTCCTGCGCCTTCTCGTGCGCCACCACGATATGAAATATTAGATTGTTTTTCAATCATTGTTTGACTCCTCTAGGGTTGGTCAAGGTTAAGTAATACTTTATTCTAACAGACTTGTAATCTCTTTGCGCTTTTCTTCGTCTAGTAGGCTTGTTGCTGGTAATAGTGGAGTGGCAGCAAATAAGGGTTGACCCTTAGATGTTCCCTCTTTCATTTGAGGAGTAATGTCTAAGTAGCGGATAGTTTCTTTTGATGGACGCTGTGCAGGAATCCCACTTGCATCCCTAGCGTAATCTGTAGTTATTTGTGTCTCACCTACGCTTGCGCCATACTTTTTGCCGTACTTATCCAAGAACTTAGGATAAATCTCGTCATAGTATTTCTTCATTCCTTCGCCACCAACGCTTAAATCTAATCCAGTAAACTTAGTGTCTGCGTCAGCCTTCATTACTTTGTCAGCAATGTCTTTTCCAATAACTTCACTTAGTTTTTTACCGCTAAATTGTGTAGAACCTGCGCCATAGCCAGTAACTATGCCTTTATCATCTACCATCAACTTAATGCTTGTACCTGATGTTGGGTCAATTCTTACAGACCTTGAACCATCTTCATTAACCATTGGAACAGCAATCTCATCTACCTGTTTGCTTAAATCAAAGCGTGACGCTTGTTGTTTACCAGTAGTCAAGCCTATACGCTCATAACCATTGTCGGCAGCGTACTTGGTTAGTCGCTTTAGTGCCAACTGATACCATGTGTCTTTAAATGGTGCGTCAGGCACTCTAGCACCAACAATAGACGCTTCGTGTCGAGTCATAATGTTGCTTAACTCTGCTTGCTCTGATGCTGTTAGTGGCTCTGACTGGTTTCTTTGTTGGTTTTGTAATTCGACACCACGCTTATATTCTTCTGGGGTAACTTTTTCACCATATACACCTGATTTATTTTGATAGCCTTTTTCCCTGCCAGCTTGATGCCAATCAGATTGAATTTCCTCAACCAATAGCATTTTCTTACCATCAGCATCAATTCGGTCATTGACCCTCATGTGGGCTAAAATGTTTGGCTCTTTAAAATGAGATGATTGATATGGTTTATCTTGATGTAAATCGCTAAATCTTTGTAATGCTTCTTCTTTTGTTGCGCCACTACCATATCTTTTACCATTAGCATCATAAACGCCATATTTAGTTACACCATTGACAGAATAAGCATCTACATTAAAACCTTCTGGTAGTGATTTTGGCTTTTGAGGCAACGTAAGTAATATCTCACGATAGTTTTCACCACCAGCCAATGTGTATTTATCAAATTGAGTTGGATTTGTTATTACTTGCTCTGGAACACCCAAACCTTTTAAATCTAATGCTTCAGCACGAGAATTCAACATTTCTGCTTCTCTGAAATATCTTTCAGCAATATCTTTATTTCCTCGTGATTGCGCCCTTTGTGCAGCAGAAGTTGCACTATCAGCACGGCTATAAAGGCTTTCTACTGTGCTGTTATCTCTGATGTTTTGTAACATCATTAGTTCTTCAAACTTTTCTTGACCAAAATTAGGGGCATCAATTGGATGCTCTTTTAGTTGGGAAAATTCTTTTTCTAAAAAGTTTAGTCTTTCAGCATCAAGAACAGGAGGAGGCGCAGGAGGAGGCGCATCGCCCAATCTTACCTCTTGAACATCTACACGATTATTAGCCAAAAAGTCTTGAACTTCTTGTTTAGTAACATTGGGTTTGTCTCTCAGGAAGTCATCTAACCCTGTATAAGCCAGTTCTTCCTTCTTAACATCAGGTGCTTTCATCAAGTCGTTAATAAAAGACTGACCAGTTCCCTTGTTTCTGCCTAGATTTAGTGCTGCTTGCTCAGTAGCTGAATAGAAACCAATGTCAGAAACTGGTGCTTGTGGTTTAGTCTGCAATAGGCTTTCAATAGGCTCTACTTTAGTAGATAACAATCCTTGTTCTGGGGCAACAGCAAACAATGGCTGTGGCACTACCTTGCTCATCATGCTATTAGGACGCTGACCCATCATCGTAGCTGCCAGTTCCTCACCTGCCATTTGACCAATCTTTTGCACACCCCTAACGGCTGGCATTGGGTTTAAAGGAACAAATGACGCAACTTTACCTGCTGCCTCACCAACTCTTGACGTAGGCGCAAGTGGTAAGTCTTTTAAGAACTTCTCTGTTGTGTAAGGAAACTGCGCTGGTGCTTCGTAACTGGTATCCCCAAACATCTCTGTGGGGCTAGGTGACCTAAGTAAATTAGCAATGTCAGCAGGTAAACCTAGCAAACCCGCTAAACGTCCCCTAAGAACGTCAACAGGCAGATTAGCAGAATCAGCAGGGCTACCCTGTCTGCGAGGCTTCATCTGAGGGAAAAAGCCAAATGCTGCGCCTAAATCTGCCATGATTATTTACCTTTGTATCGACCCATTTGTTTAGCGCCTTCGCTAATAGCAATGGCAATGGCTTGCTTGGGATTCTTGACAACCTTGCCACCCTTACCAGAGTGCAATGTGCCTTCTTTGTATTCGCCCATGACTTTGCCAACTTTTTTCTGACCAGCTTTTGTCATTTTCATTTTTTAGGCTTCTTCTGTGCGTTTTTAGCAGTACGCTCACCACGCTCGGGCATTGGCTTAGTCTTCTTCTGCATAAGTTTCTGCATCATCTCCAGAGCTTGCTGATTCGTTGTTCCCATTGTCTTTCTCCTCGGTTATTGGCCCACCACTAATCCATGCCTCACAAGTCCTCTTAGAAGCACACTTAAAGTCAAACACTTCGCAATAGCCTAAGTCACCAGCATCAATGACTTCCCAAGCGTCCATCTCGCTATCACCCATCTCCAAGCCAGATTCAATGCAAGCAAGCATCTTAGGGGTTTGGATAAACGCAGCGCAGTTACCGCAACGAGACTTTTTAGCCTGTGCAGGTGAGATTCTCCAAGCCTTTGAAATGTCACGCCAGTAATCCATGTTTGGCTCATTGGGGTTCATAGGGCCGTAATTCGCCTTGTCGATAGCCTTTTGGCGACACTCAAGATTGACTTCTACGTCACCCGTGGCAACTGGACACGCTTCGCCTTTTTTCTCTTGGCTTTGTATCTCAATCTCAATTTTTACTGAAGGTTCTAGTAAGCCACTCATAGCTATCCCTGTGAAGTTTGTGCTATTTTCTCACAAAAAAAAGAGAGAAGCAAATCTCTCTAAAGTCTCAATGGCAACTGAGTGCATCCATTGTGCGCTAATTAAAAAGTTTTGCAAGGGTTAGATTTAAAACACTCATCTCGTCTAACTTCATCACAGACCAAATCCTAGCTGACCCATGTATGCCGTTATGCGGCCCTTGATGGCAATCCTTACATAAAGGAATACATAAGTATTGATTATGCTGAACAATATGGTGTGCATCGCTTGGCCCAGAAGCGTTACAGACCCCACAAGGCATTTCTTTTATCTTTGCCAAGTGGAGTCGTTCCCTGTTATTGGGTCTGTTGTTCATGTGACTTCAATAATCATAGGGTTTAGCAGCAGACGAGCATATTCCAAGGCTCTTTTTTCTGCGTTATCACCTAACAAACATTTTTGATACCGCCACTCAAACTCGTACCACTTTTTGCTTTCAACAGTCCATGCGCCATCAGCGTCTTTTTTAATTCTTACTCTCATGTGTTCCTCGCAGGGCAGTCTCTGCCTTGGTTACAGTTTCCGTGACATGGAGGACAGACCTTCATGCCTCTTACAAAAGTGGCAAAACTATGCGATGTATCACCAAAGGCTTTCATCCTGTCAAACTCTAAAGCAACTTCCTCAAGAGTGTCGTTCCTAATTTTTTCTACTATCTCGTTAGCTTGACGCTTGCGCCAGCCAAACGCTTTTAAAAGTTCAGTCATATCAACCTTCGTAAGCAGCTATCTTGGCTTCGTCTGCTTTTGCAATCAAATAACTAGACAGTCTCATTGTGCCTTCCATCTCAAGTTCTTTAAACTGCTTGTCAGTAAAGATGCCCATTACGTTACGTCCCTCAAACCAGACTTCATCAATGTTCTCGTTGTAAGTGCCTTCCTCGTCCTGCTCGTATTCCATCACCACAGTAACGATTACAGAGCCTTCACCAGTAGTTGTGTCAAATTCGTATTTCATTTTGTAGTCCTTAAAAGTACCCTTGCGAATTGCTTGGGCTGATGTAAGTATAGCAAACTAAACACAATATTTACTAGGTGTTTATACCTATAGGTTGCAATCTATTCCGTTTTCTGCAACCCATGAGTAAAGCCACTCTACGAATTCGCTTGCTTGTTCTTTGGTGAACTTACGAGTCTGAAACCCTAACTGGACAATCCCTGTGCCATCAAGGTTAGGAATTACCTTGCCACCAGAGTCTCCAGCATCACGCATAAACTGGTCAACCAGTAAGCGTTTCCAATCATCTGCTGACCATTTAGCCCCTAGATGCTGCGCTTGCTTGGCAATGTCGTTAATCATTGCGTGATACTTTTCTTCTTGCTCACGAGTTTTGCTTGCCAGCTTTATCTCCATCGTCAGATGTTTGCCTGAGTCTAGAGCCGTAGTTATCTTTTCCCAATTGTGGCGAATACTGGTTTTCGCCTGTTCTGTGCTTGACAAATGGATAATCACTTGACTACTCCAATCATCCTAAGTGCTGAATCAATAGAGTCAACAACGCAATAAGCACCGCCTGTCCACTTTTCTTTCCATTGAAGTTGATTTTTATTTAATCCTTTTTTCCCATAAGAAGTTTTAGGATTCTTAATTTCCATAAGTATGGTCATGTTTTGAAAGCCAACAATTAGGTCTGGGAATCCTCTACCAACATGGGACATATCAATTACATACGCACCAGCATTTGTCATTGCATCAACAATTTCATTGTGGTTAGCATCTTTTTTTCTACCATACATTTCAATTTTCTCCACTGCTGCAAAGCCAGCCCTTTGTGGGCCACCATTTTCTTTAAAACACTCATAAGAACAAAAAACTCTTACTCTTGTTTTTGGAGAAATAAACAACTTATTGCATTGTGAGCAATTTACTTTTAATTTTTTTACTTTTCTTTGAGCAAGCATACATTCAGTTGAGCAAGTAACTTTGTTTGAATTTGCATCGCATCGAAACATAATTTTGCAAAACTTACATTCTTTATGATGACCCTTGTTGCTCATTTCGTAACCTCGTCATTCTGTCCCTCAAAAGCAAAGTATCTGACTTTCCTCTGATTCGTTCCAAGTCCACGCACACACCCTGCCACCAGAGCAATGCTCTGCTTGAGCCAATCGTCAATTTCTTTTGGTTGAATCTGCGTATCCATTCCCTGCACTCCGAGTCCTTCATAAACTCTAGGTCTTCTATGGAAAGAATAATCCCCGTGAATTTTGTTTGAGAATTTTTCATAAACAATTTTTGCTTCTTCCAAAGAATAAAAATATCCTAAATGTTTGCTTTTCCCATTTATTTTTATGTTCGCTTTGTATCTGCCTCTTTCGATGCAAACACCTTTAACACCAAGTTTATTTGTTATTTTTGCTTTTACATTTTGATTGTTTTGTGAAGATGTTGCTGGTCTTAAATTTTCAATGTTGTTGTTTTGTTTGTTGCCATCAATATGGTCAATAAAGTCTGGACAACATCCATGATGAAATTGATAAATTAAACGATGAACTCTGTATCTAACACCTTTAACATTTGTGGCTGAATAACCATTCTTTTCAATCCATCCAACAGCATGGTCAGCTTTTCCTTTAGCTTTACTTTTTTTATGAAATAAATTTCCATTTTTGTAATAAAACAAATCATGCAAAACTTCCTTGCTTGGCAACTCTTTAATTTTCATGCTTTTCTCCGCAACTCAGCCATCTTTGCCAAGACTTCTAGCGGAATTGGCGCAGCCTTTTTCGCATCAGCTTTAATCTTTTCTAACGCAGGGTCAGGCTCATTTCTGCTCGGAACTGTGAGCCTCACAATATCGGCAGGGTTTTGTTTAGGTGCGTTAGTGCTTCTCACCCAATTACGCCAAGTGGCAAACCAATCCAGTTTCACACCCTTCTGACCTGCTTGGGCTATCCAGTAATCCTTAAACTGGTCAAAGGTTTTAACAGGGCTAAGTTCTGGACGTTCTGTTTGACAGAATTCTTCCCATTCTTTTGGAAAACTAAAATCAGAAGCGAGGCGTTTGCCGAGTGTCTTCTTCTCTTGGTTATTGGTTATTGGTTTATGGTTATTGGTTGCTATTGGGGTAGCATTAGGGGGGCTAATAGCCTCCCCATTGGGGGGTGTTGACCACCTCTTAGCCGCCCCACGCTTACCAGCCTCTGAGAACTCTTTATATTGCTTGATTTCCTTGTCTGCACGAGGGGAAACAAAGCCGTCCTCTGTTGAAATGAAGAACTCATTGAGGACAGTCATAACGTCTTCTTCATGCTCACGCATACCAATCTGACGAGCAATATCCCTGTGTTTGATGGGTTGCTCATGCAGAAAGTAGAAGTCTAATAACCGCCTGTAAGCCAAGTCCTCCATTAAAGAAAGATGGTGAGTGTGACTTTTGTAGTCACCAATATGGAACTGGTAATAGTGCATGATTGCCGCTTTTTAAACACCCTTTGAAAGAAACTGCGGCAGGAGAAGGGTTAACTCTTTTCAGTACGCTCATGACTTCGTACTTAGCCGTGTTTCAAAAAATTATACTAGATAAACTGATTGTTTGTAATATCTTGTGAAAACGATTTACCAAGCAATCTGACAGCTTGAGCGTTCATTACCGCATATTCAGCCTTAGAAAAGATACCTCTGGCATTGCGAATGTCAAAAGGATTTAGCTTGTCGTATGGCTCATCATTGGCAGCTTTGGTAGATTCAATCATATGTGGCTCTAGCGTGTACTGAGAAACCCAAGAACGTCCTAACTTAACTTTTCCAATTTTTAATTTCTTTTTGTAACTCATCTTTGTGCAACAAGCTGCAATGGACAACCTTGGTATGCCTGTTAAATCCTCTAGTTGGTAGGATGTAAGTGGGCCGTTTTGTAGGCATCTGATAACTGCTTCTTGTGTCATTTGAACCACTCTGGTCTGAGTTCTTTTAGTTGATAAATGCGTAATGGGGGGATGGCTTTCCAATGCCAGACCGCAGCCCTTTTTATGCCGAGTATTCTAGCAAGCTCACTCTGTG